GCAGTGAAGAAATAGTAGGACTTAGCATCAACATTGAGCACAGACTCAAAGAAGTCACGACGGACAGAGTTGTGTGCTTCATCATAATAGATACAGTCAATGTCAATGCCTGCCTCTACAATACGACGGAGCGAATTGTAAGTGGTGAAGATAACTTGGTGAATACCAGCAGTCTTACAGACAGCATCGTGACACTGGATCTTCTGAACCTTGGTGCTGCTGCCGAAAGAAGTCTCACCACTGTGAACGTGGAAGAACTCAGCATCGACATCACCGTTGAAGGCAGTCCAGAACTCATCACAGAGTTGGTTTGCCAGCAGAATACGTGGGGCGACCACTACAATAGTCTGTGGCGTGGTAGCAGCAGTCAGACGACGAGCAGCATCCTTGATCATGATAATAGTCTTGCCACCACCAGTGGGGACAATGACTTGACCATAAGCATTGTTCTCAAGAGCAGCAAGAGCACGCTGCTGGTGAGGACGAAGGGTGAGCATCGATTGCCTTGCTGACTACCCTGTAATTATAGCAGAAAACCGCCCGTAGTGGGCGGTCTGTGCCAGTTATTCCAGTGGTTCTGGGTGTGGTTCTCTCAGTCCGTTGAGTCCGTCGTTTCCTCCAGCAAACAGTCCATTACTAAAAATAGCGTATTGAATGAAATAATCAGCATCGTCTGGTTTAACCCCTGGTAGGTTATCTGTACAGAATGCTTTTGCTGATGCTTCATCTGTATACTCCACGAAGGTGAACTCGTTATACAATAACTTATCAAAGATAGCAGGGTTCTCAGACTGCATATTCAAATAATATGCTGAATAAACCTCGTTTGCTTTGGTGGCATCATCAATACCATCAGGACCAACAGTTCTCAACAGTACAATAGTTGATTGTGTTGCCTCTGTGTAGTGTCTCAACCACTCTACAAAGTTTCTTGTGGTGACGTACATAATATTACTCCGTAATGTTCAAGTTTTCAATGACAGCACCAGTTAGTCCTTCATTCAGGCTATACTGATTAATCTTATCCCAGATCTGTTTTGCTAGTGGAATACCACCATCCTCTTCTATTTTTTTAGCAGCAATAGCAGCTTTCTTAACGTCACCAGCGATCTCTTTAGTAGCAAATTCTCCTGTATCAATAACATCGAACTTGAAGTGAGCAGGGACAGATAGATACTCAGTCTCATGATCTGGGTCTAGTTCATGATAGGCAAATGGATCAATAGGCCAGTTATATTCTTCATCCCAGATCAGATAGTCTAGCATATCTTCAAAATCTTCGGGAGTTTTAATATTTTCACGTAGATATGTTCTATAAGCACTCCACAATGCTAGTTCGCCAGTAAATGTTTCTGTAGCATCTGATAGTTGTGTCCAATCAGAAGCACGAAGCAGTTTGCTTAATGTCGATTTCTTTACCTCATCAGTTTTAATGAGATATTCTTGTCTAGTAGCAATATCAATGATTGCTTTCGACTTCACAACCTCAGCATCAGTTTGTTGTACTGCTAGTGCTGCCTTGAGAATATCAAATAGTTCTTTTACTTGACCATCAGTAAGATCATTTTTCTCATATCTCATCCATTTTGAGGTTTTTGTTTTAAAGTTAAATTTCAACTTTTCTTTCTCAAAGATATGATCACCATTCTCAAAAACCGAGAAACTTACGATCCTGTCGTTTTCATTGGACCACTCATCTGGTAGATTGTTATGAAGGTTGGTATTAACTGTGGGATCCAACTTAGTGGCATGATAAGTCCACTCATTATTTTGCTTTACACGTACAACCATTAGACGATGCAAAGCGTCCCATTCTAGAATAGGTTTCCTTTCTTCGGGTGGTAAGATTTTCTCAAATTGAAAATCGTCTGGATTGAACGCCATTTCTATTAGAATACCTTTTTACTATTTAGAACGCTTTGATCATCCACTTAGTCCACGTATATGGTGTGACTAGTGGAACATCATCTTGTGGAGCAAATTCAGGAACAGGAATTAACTGCTTAGTTTGTTGTAGTGTGAATGTTCCAGGTAGAACCTGAAGACCTACATCTAGAGCAGAGAACTCAAGATCAACAGAAGTATTGGCACCACCAGAGAAATTTTGTAGACCTGGGCTTTGTGTACCACCAGTTTCATTGTTACCATATCCATAGATAGGTGACGCCTCAGTGCCATCATAAGCAGACAACGAAACATAGTGATTATGCTTCAATTTGTTTTCTGGATTGTAAGAACTGACAGTGATCTCTTTATCTGGAATATCAACTGTAGTCAAGAACTTACGAGCATTAGTTCCACCAAAAGCACCAGTTTGTCCAGTGAATGGAGAATCATCTAGGTCAATATAAGAATTGATTTCATTGTATACAGAAGATGTGATACCAGACTGTTGGATAGTAACTGTGCCATATCCATCAGCGTCATCAATACCTTGATAACCTGGGTTAGTACCATTGCCCCAGTTAGATGTGTTTCCATTGTGCCATCCACTATCATCACAACCGATAGATCCAGGTAGTTTGGAATCATCTAGATCATAATCTTCGAGAGCATAACCCCAGAGGTTGAATGAGAATGTACCAGAAGATGTAAACGTAGCGTTAGTGCTAGAACCGATGTTCTGAGCATTAGGTGGTACAACATCAATACCATAACCACCAGTGCCACCCCAGTTAACTTTACCTTTGAATTTACCTGGGTCAGATACACCAGAGACCAAATCATGGAAGTGTAGTGGTACGTCGTAAATCTTCTCGGGATCTAGACCAACAGTACATGTTGTCTTACCAGATGTAAAGAATTCAATTAGTCCAGTTACATCACTATAACCAGTGGTAGTTACCTGAGCAATACCAAAGAATTCAGAATTCTGTGCTGGTTGTCCAGTAGCAGGAGTTTCTACTTGTTCTAGTTCATCAACACCAGGATCACCAATAGTATCTACAAACCACATACCACCAAATGCTCCAGGTTCTTCATTACCAGGAGAACCTGATTGCTTAGTTGGTTGATAAGATGGTACTAGACCAGGAGAAGCAGCAGCAAGACCATCAATAACACCTGTACCCTTAACATATCTGTTTCTGTAGTCAGGAACTCTAAAGTATGTGTCTCCACCAACTACTTTAGCACCGTAATCATATCCAAGAACATCAAACAACAATGGATATTCTTCAGGATTATAATATTGTCCATCACAGTATACCCAACTTGGGAATCTAGAGTTTGGTTTACCATCTAGTGTACCCCAGAAATCAGACTCAGTACCATCTTGGAACACGGGCATGATAGCACCAACAGGTAGACCATCAAACTTAGTATTGATTCTAATCTGATTACCACTAAATGTGTTACCAATATACTTACATGGTGTGATAGAACTATACCACTGACTGTTAATAGGATCTTGTACAGCAGCAGGAGTTTGAACAGAGAAACCTGCTGTGAAAGATCCAGCAGTCACAAATGTTGTTCTAGTAAATCCACCAATACCAGATGAAAGTAACTGTACTTGGAACTGATCACCGTTCGATACGTTTGCCTGAGATCCGATTGTATAAGCATTAAATGATCCACCATTAAGAGAGATTAGTGCTCCATTTGTAGCATACAATCCAATGGTAATACCTGTTGCTAGACCACTAATAGTAACAGTTTCAGCTGCTGTAGTTAATACATCAGGACCACTAGCAAGCTGTGTAGCAAAAGCAAAGTCATCAGGATCTGTACCAAACTGACCAGCAGTTGTAACACTCCAAGTTCTCTCGTAGAATCCAGCAGTTGATGTAGCAAGACCAATCTTGGTATTAAATACTCTCTGTTCACCAATAACATCACTAGTTGTATACTTTAGAGCAAGCGTATCAAAATTTGTTACTTGAGTTTGTGTAACACCATCTCCGAGATCTACACCATTCTTGATGATATTTGCTAGTTCAGTGTTTGGACCTTGGTCACCAGGACCCGATTCAATAATAAAATCAACAGTGGTAGAAAGACCCTGAACTAGATTAGTGTTACTAGTATATTCTGTAAGTAGATCAGCAGGATTGACAGACAACCAAGAATAACCATTTGGTGTACTATCTGGTTCAGCAGCTGTAGTAACATTCCAATCAACAGGATCTCCAGTACCAACAGTAACTTCTGTCGTTACAGTATCAGCAAAGTCAGTAGATGACAGGATTCTAACACGGAATTGCTGACCATTTGTAATCTGAGCACCAGTAGAACCAGCAACAAATGCATTTCCTTCTACACTTACTTCAGCACCATTAGAAGCAGTAACATTTACAGATGTAGTAATACCAGAAATAACAATTTCTTCACTTGTCACGTATATATTAGTATCAACACCATCTACATCTTCGAGGAAGAATGGGTTTGGTTCTGGATCTGGTGGTGTTCCTGTGTTAATATCAAAGTTAGCAGTAACATCACCAACAGTTACAGCAGTTGTATATGTCGTAAAGAATTGATTACCAGTAGTTGCTTGAACCTGAATATACTGATTGTTGAAAACAGTTTCACCTGCTGATTCCCATGCCCCACAACTAGAAGGATTTGAACTAGTACAGACTCTTACAGCAGATGTAAATCCAGGAGAGTTAGTTGTTACTGGAACTCCACCAGTAATACCAGTAATTTGTTCAATATTGGACGTGTATGTTGTTTGTATAGTGGCACCATCAACCGTATCAAAGGAGAATTGATTAGGAGTAATATCTTGCTGAGAATACTCAAGGTAAACAGCACCTTCTTCACCACAAGCAGCACCTTGTCCAGTAACTTGTGCTGCTGATAGTGGAGTACAATAGGTAGTATTGTAGTAAGCACCACCACCGTTACCACCAGTGGCGTCTAGATCATCAGATTGTAGAGTGGTGCCATTTTCGGTGTAACTAGTAATTAGTGTACCAGCGGATCCGTCATATCCACCGCCACCACCACCAGGACCACCGCCCTGACCAGTTCTATCTGGAGCATCATCACCAGGAAGATTTAGGTTGACAGTAGTAGTTTGAACTGTGCCATTGGTGTTGTAGTTACCATATTGAATTTCTAATGGCGTGGCAGTATCATTACCAGCACCACCGCCGCCACCGCCGCCACCAGCAAGAGCTAGAAGTGTATTGTCGGACAGTGTAATAGCAGAGGCACCACCGCCTCCGCCGCCTCCACCTGAAGCATCGTTAGGACCAGAGTTACCACCGTCGCCACCATAACAATAACCGAAACCACCAGTTCCGCCACCAGATCCAATTACATAATCACTACCATCATCACCAGCATCTGCTGGATAAATTCTCAATTTATAGTCAGGTTGTCCAAAGTTATTAGTTGGCCAAGCAGATACTGGTATATTAAGTCGTACTCTTAGGATATTACCAGATCCACCAGGACCACCCGTACTATTTGGTACATCACCACCACCATATCCACCACCAGCACCAACTAGTGTTAGGAAAAATTCGTCGGCAGCAAAAGCGGGGATGGTAAACTCAGTGTAGTTGGTAAATCCAGCACCAAAGTATTCTTCAGTAATGAAGTCACCCAAGATATTAAACTGTCTGGTGTATACTCTAAACGTATCAATTATAGCATCGCCAGCATTAACATCAGCAGTATTACCAATTCTATATGATAGTTGTGCTAGACCACCAGATCCTGTGGAAGCATTCTGTCTTACAAATAATGTGTAGTTTGTTGGTAGAATTGTGACACTAGATCCCCAGTTAACTTGATCAACACTAAGAGATCCAATACCGCCAGTGATTGACGCTGTAGTAGCAGCATCCAAACCATCAATCTTTACCTGGGCAATTTGTTCTACACCAGGATCAGATAGGAAAACAGGAGTAGCATGGAATGGATAAGGAACTGTTCTCTCATCTCTTGTAATAAGAGTGATTGAATGTGTAGTTTCTGTTTTTGTTGGTGATGATGGACCACCAGTAGGGTTACCAATAGATGGGTTACCATCTGGAGGACCTTGTAGTCTGACAGTAGCAGTTACACTATTCTCATATGTACCATCAGCTCGTACTTTGAGATTGATGACATCACCATCCTCAATTGTTAGTTGTTGTACCCAGTTGCCAGTATTATTTTTCCTAATAAAACCAGCAGTACCATCAATCAAGGCAGTCATCTTGACACCTTGACCATTCAACTGTGCTACCAAGTTCTGAGCAGTAGTTGGACTGAGGTTTGCTAGATTAAAGAATGGTGCCTCTAGATTATCATATGTACCACTAGAATATTCTGTGCCAAGACCACTAATAGTGACATCAGCAAAATACATGAAGTCTGGTTCTGCTCTATTGTGTGTAGTATCAGCAGATACTAGAACTTTTTCATATTCAATAATAGTTAGAGAGCATGTATTGCCACCAGAACCACTAATAGTTACATTGTCACCGATGCTATATCCATATCCAGGATCACTAATGACTAGTTGATCAAATCCAAGAGTGGTTACCTGAACTTGCATGCTGTTGCCATTACCACCAGAAACAGCATAATCTGTGTTAAAAGAAAATCCACTAGCTGGTGGAGTAGTTCCGTCCTGTACTTTTAATTTTACACCATAAGTGAAGATAGGAGCAATATCAGCAGGATCTGGGTATCTATCTACTTCAGTCCAGTTCTGCCAGTTATCATCTACATCTCCAAGAGTTTGTGTTACTTGATAAGAACCAGATCCATATGTACCAGCAGTAGTATTCTCATAACTGTTACCACCTCTAGTGTAAGTATCACCACCAGTAGCAAATACAGTTACAGTGCCAGTTCTCTTTTGAGTATAATTAGGACCATTTTTAATTCTTGTATATAAGGTATCACCAAGGACTAACTGAGCACCAATACTTTGAGACCAATTAGTATCATCAGCAGAAATATCTACACCGCCTGTAGATGTTGCTTTGAGTACAACATCACCATCAATACCAGTGATATCAATGTCTTCATAAAAATAATCAGGACCACTATCAGCAGGAATCTTGGAGTCTACTTGATCATCAAACTGAAATTGATTGATGTTTTGATCCTGTGCTCTAGTAGTGATACCCCAGCTTCTAGTAAATGATGTAGATGGTTGACCAATATTAGTACCAAATGTTTCATCACCAACACTGAATGTTACGAAAGTGCTAGTAACATACCAGTCAGGGACAGTTACTCTTAACTGTACTTTATCTCCTGGTTGTAGACCACCAGTGCCATTACTAACATTAGCATTGATAGAAGTTCTCCAGGAATCAAAAGCACCATTCCTATAGATTCTAAACTGTGCTGTTGAGTTATTTGTATTATTATTCTTAGGACCGTTAGATACAGCAGTAATGCTAGCAGGAATAGGAATCTCGAAGTCTGCTAAATCAACTACCTGTGAATAATATGTTGTATTTCTTTGAAAAGTATTTGTAGAACCACTACTGCTGCTGCCATTAAAAGCACCAGTAAATCCTTGCTGATCCTGAAAACTAAACGTCTGTGGTAGTGCATCAGGAATCTTAGTACCAAACGTGACACCATCAGGGTCAGATCCAGTACCAATTTTCACATTGACAGTAACCTGGGTATTCCAGGTACTTGGAGTTGGATATCGTACCTGTACTTTATCCCCAGGATTTACGTTTACAGGACTACTGCTAAATGGCATGGATTGCTACTCTATCACGTGCTATTTCTATTTGTTATTTAGGTCAGACTGCCTAACATCAATCCAAGGACCACCATTGATTCTTACTTGAATCGGTTTGTCTGCTGTGATCTCCTGGGTTTGATCTCCCTCAACTTCAAAGATTCTAGATTTGTAATGTGATGAACTTGGATCAAGGTCATATACCACGGGAAATTTTTTCATAATGTGCTCCAATAATGATTAGCAATGTTCTGAAATAGAGCATCTTCACCAGAAATATCATCACCCTGTGAAAAATGCTGCTCGTAAGAATTTACAGAGACAGTCTCGCCGTCTACCACAGTGGTAACAACTTTTCTGACACCAACTTGCTTTAGTAAAGGTCTAACTTCAATAGCATCAACAACCTCTGTTCTTTCTAGAGCCATCTTAAATTTCTCTTATGTTTTGCCATTCTCCACTATTTATGCTGACCTGTACATCTGGATCATTAGTTTTGATCTCTTGAGGAATTTCAATATCATCAACATCAATTTTAGCACTAACAGAAAATTCTAAAGGATTGTTTGTAACCAAGTCAATGTCTTCATAAGGGAATGTATTGAGATTATCAGAATAGTCAAAATCTTCCTGGACTCTAGGTGCTCTAGTTTGGAAAGACACAAAAATATTTCCACTAGGTGTGGAGACACTCACTACTTTAGTATTAGTATTACCAAAGGTATCAGTAGAAGATACACCAGTCATATCAGTATTGAATGGTAATGTAGTAGTTCTTAATTGAACTGTTTGTCCATTACTAAAATTGACAGAACCACCAAAAGAATTATTCAAACCAACAAAGTTATTATCACCAGAAGTAGAAATTGTCGTTGGCATGTCAACACCAGAAAGTGTGCCAATATTAACAGTAGTCTGAGTATTAGGTTCTAGATTAATGAATGATGTGGTCCAAGTATTTGTTGGTGTATTATCATTTCGGGCAGAGACAGTAATATTGCTGCTCGATGATCCACCGTTGTTACTAACAGTGAGAGTATAACTTCTGGTAGCTGGACTCGTACCATTAGCATTAGACTGTGGTAAGTTATTAATGTTTAAACTACCACTAGAAGCGACATTAAAAGTCTCACCAGCACTACTAGTAATTGTAGCACTACTACTGCCAATACTACTAGAGTTCCAAGATAATGTAGTGCTGTATTGAGGAATAGCATTACCACTATTCTGTGGGTTTGGACTAGCACTAAAAGAATTGATAGATGGAGGTGGTGGTGGATCATATCCATACCAATCTAATGCTACACCATAAGGACCAGCACCAGAGTTTACTGATGTAGCAGAAATAGTATATGTTCCTGGGGAAAAATATCCTGGTGTAGTTCTAGATGACTGACCACCAAATCCACCCATATTGAATTGAAAGGCACCATTAATACGGACATCACCGTAGTCATCAACAGCAGTCCAAAACTTTTGTTTACCGTAGTTATTGAACGTGATGGTCCAGTTGTATTGTCTAGTAGTATTATATACTCCTGGTTCAGATCCACCTATATTATAGGTGTTCATGAAACTAGACCAGTTTGGATCGTTATGTTGGGGACCACCAGTAGATCTACTAGTCCAAGAAAAATCGTTTGTCATTAGATACTCCTAGCGTTCTGCCACGAACCATTGTTGATTCTCACCTGAGCATTACCATTGGATACTTTAATCTCTTGAGCAATCTCAATATCATTAGCAGTAATTTTTGCTGTGGTAGCGTGCTCGTTTGGATTGTTACTGATCAAGTCAATGTCTTCGTAGGGATAGTTACCAACATTATCAGCGTAATCAAAATCTTCTTTGATTCTAGGTGCTTTCGTGGTAAAAGTTACATCAAATGATCCAGAAGGAGTAGTAACTGTTACTGTCTTACTATTTGTATTACCAAATGTAGCATTACTACCAACACCAGACATACTAGTATTGAATGGTTTTGTAGTAGTTCTCAACTGTAGTGTCTCGTTATTGTTAAAGTTTATACTACCACTAAAAGAACCATTTCTACCAACAGCGTTACCACTACCACTACAAGTAATAGTAGTTGGCATATCTACACACTGAACTGTGCCAAGATTCACCACAACTTGTGTACTTGGTTCCAGATTTGTAAATGATTTAGTAAACTGACCATTCTTTGGTTGGTTGTCATTCTTAATTTTAGCAGTCTTGGTTTTAGTTACACTACCACCAGGACCTGATGCCGTAATCGTATAATCTTTTTCTTTTGGACTGGTTCCACAACCATTTGATTGTAATCCAGTATTTACATTTTTACTACCACTAGTACCTACAGAACCAACACCTTGATTTATACTAACATTATCAGCATACTGTGTGTTCCAAGTAATAGTTACCTTTGAATCTGGATTGCCATCAGTATTAAAATTATTACCTACACTATATGAGGTGATTGAGGGAGCATGGTAGTCCCATATAATTCTAGCACCACCTTTAGCACCAGATCCAGCACTACCACCATCATTACCTGCTCCACCACCACCATAGTCACCACCAGATCGTCCTCCAGAGCAACCACTTGAGTTTCCATTTAGATTAGTTCCTCTACCACCCTTACCACTGCCACAGTGTCCAGAGTCTCCACTTTTATTTCCTGCTCCACCACCATCTTGTCCTTTATCGTCATCATCTCCATCCTGACCATCATTAGTGATGTCACCAGAGTCAGAATATCCACCACCACCGCCGCCAGAGTCATCCTTACCAGTTTTTCCACCAGTAGCACGAACGTTTATGACGTTACCAGGACCACCTTTAATTTCTGATGTACTACCATCATTGCCATCGTCACAACTAGGTGATGAACCACCAGATCCTACTTTAATTGATAGTGTTTGACCAGCAGAAAAATTTCTAGTGGATTCGGCATAGGCACCACCACCGCCGCCACCACCTTCATCGTCTCCGTCACAGTCTCTATATCCAGAAGCTCCACCACCGATGCATCTGGCAGTGACACTTTTGGTAGCAAATGGTGCTGTCCAACTATAATTTCCAGGGTTAGTGTAACTATTTGTAGGCACTTTAAATACTCCTTACGTTCTGCCAAGATCCTCCATTAATACTTATCTGAGCATCTGGTTGATCTACCTTTACTTCCATAGGAATTTCAATATCATTAGCAGTAATTTGTGCTGATGCTTGGTGTTCAGTAGGAGTATTAGTGATTAAATCAATATCTTCATAAGGATAGTTACCAACATTATTAGCAAAATCAAAGTCTTCGTTAATTCTAGGTGCTTTTGTACCTATAGTAATATTTGCTGATCCACCTGGGTATGAAATAGTGACTGTCTTAGTGTTTTCTTTGCCGTAAATACCAGTTTCTCCGCTAACATCCGTATTGAACGGCAATGTAGTAGTTCTCAACTGTACTATTTCGCCATTGTTAAACAATTGACTACCAGAAAAAGATCCATTCTTACCAATAAAGTTACTACCAGAAGTAGAAACTTGTGTAGGCATATCTATACCAGAAATAGTTCCTAGATTTACTGTAACCTGAGTGCTAGGTTCTAAATTAGTAAATGATGTGTTCCAACCGTTGTTTAAAGTGTTATCATTTTTAGCATTGACAGTAACCTGTCCAGTAGTGCTGCCACTATCATTACTTACTGTAATATAATATGTTCTAGATGCTGGACTACTACCATTAGCATTAGATTGTGGTAGGTTGGTAATATTGTAATTACCATTTAATGATACATTACCAAAATTTTCACCAGCAGAACTAGTGAGGACAGCACTAACACCATAATTAGTATTCCATGATATTGTAGTATTATAAGCAGGTGATCCACCCGTACTGTATTGATTTTGTGGACTTGCTGAAATACTAGTGACTTGTGGTAGTGCTTCATCCCATAGAACTTGAACATAACCATTCATAGCTGTCTGGTTATAAGCAGCTCCACCAGCATTAGCGTAGTTAATATTATATGCGGATCCGCCTTTGCCGCCACCGCCGCCGCCATTACTATTATCCTTTCCAGCGCCACCACCGCCGCCTCCAGGAGCACCGCCGCCTCCGCCGCCGCCTCCACCGCCGTCAGTACCGCCTGGGTCACCACCGCCCCCGCCATTAGAAGCACTCACACCGCCCACAGCAGTAGCATTGACGGACTGAACACCACCGCCGCCACCGTTTCTATTATCAGAAGCACCGCCGCCACCGCCTGAACCACCCATGGCGACGACACAAACACCACCATCAAAGACACCTGAGGCACCGCCACCACCTCCTCCACCACCAGAGTAAGGAGGATCACCAGCGTTACCACCACGACCACCACTGCCAACGGATCCACCATATCCGCCATTACCACCAGCAGCGTTAGGTTGACTATTTACACCATTTGATCCAGCACCACCAACAAATATTTGAAAGTTTCTGCCAATAAAATTACGATTAGTTTTCCACACAAACGTTTGTGTGGTAGTAGTACCACCTTGCCCACCTTGAGCAGAAGCATCTGTACCACCCGTACCACCACGGGCACCACGTACTGTCGCCCTTATATTATAGGCGCTATTGGGCATGTAAAATGATTGTGTCCCTGGTGATGTACGAGTAACCTGAGGCATTTTAGATCTTGATAATGTATTCTACTAAAATAAATGGAGGGGTTGCCTCATCTAGTTTTTTAACATTACTAGTCGTTAGTGTAACTGTACTTTCTAATCCAAAAGAATCGACATCAGTATTTACAAAAGAGAATCTTAGTTCATTGTTATCACTAATTTGAGTTGATGATGGGAAGTCAATTAGGTGAGCATGTGATACAACAGCACCTGCTCCCGTAGGAGATTGAATTGTAACCAATTCGTTAGAACCCTCGTTCTGAGCATTGTTACCACCCTGTGAAGCACCTGTTGTTTCACCAGTAAAAATAGAATCTGCCCAACTACCAAGATAACTAAAAACACCAACGCCTGCTTCGTGACCGTGTGCTTGGAAACTTTGTTCTGATAGAAAAGCGTCTAGTGTTCTACCATCAGTTGTTGTAGTTCCAAACTGAGGGTTGCCAATAAATTCTAGGTTTCCAGGACTAATAACTTCAAAACTACCACTGTATGAAATATCTGTAGTATCACCAATCAAAGATACGACGTTAACTTCAGCACCAACTCTATATGGATTAGTAGAGTCTTCATTAAGCACTTTATCATTCAGATAAGCACCAGAGGCGTTACCACCCTGAATATGTTTAGATCCAATATCAGGTAGAACAAATTGATTATTATTAAGGACTTGATCTGGTCTCTTAAATTTAGAATTATCACCTGTTCCTAAAACAGCAGCAAGAATTGGATACTCGCTAGCAGAAAGAATTGATCCGTCACATCTCAAAAAACCAGCAGGAAGATACTCTGCCCAGTCTCCTTCATTAGGGACATTGACAGTAGGTAATTTAATAGGAAATGGAATGATAGTGCCTGATACACCACCATACCTTGCTCTTTCTTTAGTGTAAAAAGTTGCCATTAGTAAGCTCTAATTAGATTGGTGATAGTGACAGAAGCAGTTCTTGTGGTAAATGTAATTTGTAGTGCTCCTTGAAGAGAATTAGGTGTAACGTTTGGTTGTGCTAAGACATTAATTTGTTCCACAACATCAAGGTTTTCGCCATTGTATACAACGTTGAAAGAACCATCATGATCATGGGATTCAATAACGTCATTAACACCACCACCAGTTAAATCATCATTGAGGAATGAAACAGCGGCGTGGTTAAACAATGTCTTTGTATATCCATGCTGATTATCAGATCCAGCAGTACCAGAGTCATAGTTAGGACACTTAATTAATTGCTGACTATCAGAAAATGGAATTCTATATCCTGGGTATAATCTACCCGTCTGCTTTAGGGCAGTCATGTCAGCATCACCATCTGCTGATGTAGCACCAGACTTATCTCTCAAGTTAAAGTGTGATCCAGATCCAGTAAACCAAGACTTACCAACACCATGACCAGCAGCAGTTGTACCAAATGGTTCGTGTTCAGCAACTGGCAAACTACCACCAACAGAAGCAATAGCATATCTACCAACACCAGGAGTGAATGGCGAGTTATTTAAAGCAGTGATGTTGTCTGTTGGACTGTTTCCAATCCAGAATCCAGTTGGAGTATCAGCACTAGCACACTGAAGTTGTGTTGGTAGTGGACAATATGGTCCAAAAGGAGCAAAATATCCAGAAGGACATGGATGTCTTCTATCGTAGAATTCTGTAAAGTTTACTTCTGGTGTAGCAAATACACAGGCACCTCTACCAGGGTTTGATCCAGAGTCACCTGTATTAATAGTTTGATATGTTCCTTCGTGGAAATGCTGTGGAAAATGTTCTCTACCTAGTTTTCTGGGAGCAATAAAAACTTCTTTAATAGAGAAACCTTCAATAATAGTCTGACCAGTAATAACTCCTTCAAAATACGAGTTACCAATCTGAGCTATTTGTATAAGAATATCATTAGCAGTAGAAGCTCCACCATCATCAGAAAATGTACTTCCAGGAATAGTCAACTGATCACCAACCTCATAAGAAGATCCTTTCGCTTTAGGAACAACATCATAAGTACCATCAGTGTTAATAACAACGGTAAATGTAGCACCAGATCCACTTACAGCAGCATTGGTATTAGCATTTGTGCCGTTGTTAGCGGTTACATTCTGATAGATTTTAGTAGAAGCTACACTAGGACCAGTTCCCGTTGCTGTGATACTAACAATAGTACCAGCAGGGTCTGGAGTATAGGTAAAGTTTAGATCAGTCTGAGCATTAACTACGTTTGGTGGACCCAAATCTCCAGGTTCAAATCCAGCAACAGAGTCGCCAAGAAAATCTTCTACCACTGCTAGAGCACCAAGATTATCAATCGGAGAAGGAACAGTTTGAGTTGTAGAAGTATAATTACCAAAATAAGCAGTAGAAATATCTGCTAGTGTTTTGTTATTTGTTTGTGGTAATTTAATAGTTCCTGTGTAGTTTGGGAAATTTCCAGCAAAATCCGTACCACCATACGTATCACGAAGAATACGTGCTAGTAGTGGATAGTCGCCTGCTTCAACTTCAGCACCATTACAAAGCAACCACCCCTTAGGAATCTCAGAAATGTTCCCTGTCCATGGTTGTACTGAACCAATGGGCAGGGCTTTCTGTGTTTTGATTACGTTATATCCTGGCATATTAGATCTCTACGAGCCACCAACCTTGTGTTGTAGATGGAGCACCAGTGGTAGTTCCATCGAAGTTTGTGCTACCTAGGTAAATCAGACCGAATCCAGCATGTGGAGTCTGAACAACAAGTTCACCACCATCGTAGTTAATACTACTTAGGTCAGGAGAATTGCCGTTTGTAACATCTCCTTGGATAGCGACATTATTTGCTGCCCTTACTCTTAGAGAGATGTTGTAGGTTAGGTTACCACCAACATCAACAACTCTAATCAAGTCACCCGTGGTTGGATTTGTGGGTAGTTTGAGAGTTGTGTCAGCAGAAGGAGCAACAAAGTAGTTAACGTTCGATACAACATCAAATGTCTCTTCACCAGCACCAACGAACTGCCACTTTCTAGCACCAGATGGAGTGAAGAATCCTTCCTGACCAGCGAAGTTCATAGAACCGTCAGTCTCAACCTCGAAGAGCTCTTCAGGTTGCTTGAGTTTCAAGAAGGTTAGGTTAACAGTACCGTTAGGTTGTGTACCAGTGACGTGTGTTGGTTCTGTAGTACCTAGTGTACCGTTACCAACAACAGTGTAGATGTTGCTGCTATAGAAAATGGTGTCACCATCATCAACTGTTCCACCAGATACCCACTCAGGAGAATCATCGATCTTATTGAGTTGTAGTTTACCACCGTCAATTTGTACAGGACCAGCAATTGTAGTCTCAGTTTGACCCTCAACAGTTAGGTGACCAGCGATTGTTAGGTTACCAGTGCTGTTCTGGAGGATCATCTTCTGATCGGTTGGAGAACCAACCAAGAAGTCACCAACACTAACAGTAGTGAGACCTGACTCAGCATTAACCGTCAATCTATCACAATTTGTGCCACCAGCACCAAAGTCTCCCTTGAGGCAAGTATCACCTGTAGCAGAATCAACAGTGAATGTAGTGACAGGAGAAGAACCACCAGTAGTGATGGTTAGTACCTGAGATCCTTCGGTAGTAGAACCAGCGAGAGTGAAGTTGGCGTTAACAGTTACATCACCAAGGATGGTGGTGTTACCGTTAGTAGAGTCAACAACAAACTGCTCAACAGGGTTGCTATCAGCACCGTCCGTAATTACGAATCTCTGTGGAGATGTCGTGTTGATATCGGTGATGATTGCTAGTTCAGCATCAGTGAAGCGTAGGATGTCTCCCTCACCAACAGCACCAGAGAAGTCACCAGTGTTGATGTCTTCTAGAGTACCACTAGTGGTAGCGTTAAGACCGCCGACCTGATCAATGAAGCTAACATCATTTGCTAGGTCATATCTGATAAGTTCAACGTTATCAGGGTGATCAGTTCTTAGGAACTTGTAAGAAGAAGCTTCAGCACCAGTAGGTAGATCTGCTGGTGTTCCAGCAATCATCGAACCATCGCTATTACGCTGGTTCATTGCTCTCTTGACCTTCACTCTTAGAGGATTGTCAGAAGAGAAAGCATTCAGGTTAGTAAGTTCTGTAATCTGAACGAGTTCGCTGTACTGTTCACCAACCTCGGCATCACCTTGAGTAGAATCACCACCAGTAAACTGAACCGTTCCACTAGTTGTACCAGCAGCAAATGGTTTGCTGAGAGTAAATGTGGATCCAGCAATCGTTTGAATCTGAGCAAACTTGGTGCCGTCATTAAATACAACAGAAGAAGAAGGATCAATACGTACCCAAGTGTTGTTCGTGTCGAAACTACCAGCGTTAGTTACACTAGTGATAGTGCTACTATTAGCAGTGACGGCAGCGGTGAATGCTGTTGGATCGAAGATTGCTAGTCTAGAACGATCGAGAAGAAGGAAAGCACCAACTTCAAAGATCGTGGTGTTAGCAGGTGTGGAGAATGGTAGGAAGTATTCATCAATATCAGCAGTACCGCCAACAGCATCACCAGAACCACCGAAGAAGCTGGACTCAGTATCAATAAACTGACCGATGACCGACTTGGTGAAGAGGTCAACGTTAGCATCATCAGTGTCACCTTGATCATGAGCAATGGCAGTGGTAGAGAACGAACCTCTACGTACCTCGAACTCACCAGAGTTAAGACCACCAGAGAGTGTTACATCACCCTCAAGTGTAGAAGAAGACTTAACAACCAGACTGTTATTGATCTGGGTGAATCCACCCTGAGCACCAATGTACATTCTAGAAACAGCACTACCGAAGTACAACTTAGAAGTAGTAACTGTGAATAGATTTACACGATCAGCAGGAGAACTAATGGTAGCAATACCAGTTCCACTTACTAGTGCTGTACCTACTGCTAGGTCACCATCAACCTCAGTAAATCTAGTCTGGAACTTAACAACAGAACCAGAAACAAGAGAGTTAGAGGTGTTAGCGTAAGCACCACCAATCTTGGATACCGAAACAGCAGCAACATCAGATAGATCTGATGTACCAAGTTCTAGGACAGACTTGAGACCACCAGTGTGTACCTTAAAGATCGAATCGGTACTGAATGTACCAATGTTGACTTCCTGATGTTGAGCAGTTGGTGAGATATTGATAACCTGAGGTGTTGCTGTAGTTGTATCACTACCAGAGACCGAGTTACCAATGAATAGGTTAGTCGCTTCAGAAGCGAAGTAAACAGTGGTAGCACCACCATCGATGAGACTGAAGGAGCTAGAAGTAGTGGATAGAGATCCACCATTGATTTGTAGGTTCTCTTCAAACAGAGCATTCTCTGTTAGTCTCATGTCACCAACAACCGTTAGGGTGTGGTTGGTAAGACCATCGGAGACGTTAATACCAACTCTACCACCAGGAACGACTCTGGCAGTACCATTTGCTTGACCAGAGTGAGGACCTTGTAGACCATTAGTTGTAGCAACTCTAAATGTTGCTTCGACGTTAGGATCAACAGAGTTACCACCAATTAGTAGAGCGTTGTTGACTTCAGCAAACGTTCTGTTAGCAAGTAGTGGGAAGTTATCATAACCATTAGTAGCAAGAACCTTACCACTAATGAATGCTGTACCAACAACATCCAAGTTTGCTCTTGGTTGTACAGCGTCAGAAGTAAATCCTTGTAGATAATCACTATGAGCAGATCTTGCTAGAGTGTTGATACCCAGTCTGTAATCACCATTGTTAGTAGTGTCAGTTCTGAGTGTTTCAGCACCGATTAGAGAAGTCTCAGTCCACTTAGAAAGAGAAACAGATACGATAGATCCACCAGGGAGAACAGTAGGATCATCAACCTGACTGGTTTCGATAATAACAGGAGCGTTAACAGAGAATCCAGAACCTGTTACTGCCGTGACTTCTCTAATGCCGTTGACATTGAGGAATCTACCAGTTAGACCAGAGATCTTAACAATAGATCCTAGGATAACGTCGTTACCAGAAGGAGATTCACCAGTAACCATGTTAAAGGATACTAGAGAACCACCATCTGCTTGTACAGATTCTACGTTCGCTGTAATTGGATTGTAGAAGTTAGCATAGATCCAACCAAGTGAACCAGTTCTACCAACTTCCTCACCCTTGAGTAGGATGTCACCAGCAGTAGGTCCTTCGCTTGTGGTTAGAGAACCATACTTAACCTCGATACCTAGGTTGCTATTAGACTGATTAGGTGTCTTATTGGTTGGGGTGTTGCCAGAATTTTGGTCAACGTGAGTTCTGATGCTGTAATCCTGACCAGAGAGAAGAGTGCTACCACGTGGGTTTAGTCTGAAGATAGCAGAGAAGATCTGGTTCTGATGGATAACAACGTTACCCTCGGAAGCAATGGTGCTTCTGCTCCAGGAACTGGAGTCTAGGGTTAGATCACCACCACCAGTGGAGTCAACGTTAGAGATAACAGTGAAGGCATTGTCTTCATCATCATCAACGTTAATTGTTACAGGGTTGTTGAACAGAGCGTTACCGTCAACTGTGATCTCTTGCTCGAAAGCAACAGGTAGTTCAAACGTTGTAACAAGACCACCGATATCACCAGCATCATCTTCGGATGATAGTAGTTCTGCTTTCTCAAGGAAAGTCTCTTCGCCTGTGATAGCGTTGATCTTACGGTTACCGATATAGAGGTCACCGTTGGAGTTTAGACCCGTGTAGAAGACGATACCGCCGTCTTCACGCTTCGCCTGAGCATAGAAGTCTTGGATGTCTTCCAGGACAACTTCCTGACGGAGTGGGAAACCAGTAGAGTAGTTACCAGGACCGAAACCAAGGTATTCAAATGTGTGGTTACCAGATCTGGCGATAGAAGGACGACGTAGTTCGACGTATAGTCTCTTCTCTGTGGGATATACAGAATCACCACTGATTGGGACTAGTCTATCTTCAGAACCAGAAGCGGCATTGCCGTCTTGTGCTTCAATCTTATTAGTAGTGTACTCATATCTGCTTAGAGCAGGGTTCTCAACGAAGTCAAGAACAACTTCTTTGGTTTCACTGTTCTTGAAGTCGTTTGTAGTAACAAGACCGTGAATGAAGTTATCAGCAGCACAAACAGTTGGTGGAGTATCAAGAATCGTGGTGTCTCTAGTGTTATCAGGACGGATCTGGAACCAGAGGGGATCGTTCTTGTAGTCTAGAGGATACAGTTGACCAATAGGCTGGGAGAATCTGAATCCACGGAAGTTAGTGCCAACACCAGGACCAGTTGGGAATGGAGAAACATTACCCTTGACACAAGTTAGATAGTAGATACCTTCTTGCTGGTTAGGAATACGACGCTTGATCTCTTCGATATCGAAGATGTAGAAGGTGTCTTCAATCTCACCAGCATCAACAACAGTAGCGATCTCGTAGTCGTTACCATCATCGTCAGTGATGATATCACCAGGAGTCATGGTAAGAACGTTGGAGTTCTTATCGCTATAGAGGAAGTCCTTTCTGTCAGACTTGCTTAGCGAGTCATCAGGAGAACCAACACTGTTTGGTTTTGCTTGTAGGGTAGCGTAGATTAGAACTTGGTTACCGTTACCATCCAATACAGGATCGTTATCAGCATCTAGAACAGGTTGAGAGAAGGTAACAGCAGAATTCTTATCGTATCTAACTACATCACCATCTAGACCCTTGAGGACTAGGTAGTGCTCATCAGTGCCATCTGGGTTGAAGTAACCTTGGACATAACCGAAACCAGAAGAGAAACCGTTCCAGGTAACTTTGTTAAGTTCGTTGGAAGTAGAGGTGTTGATTCTGAACTGACCGTTACCACCCTGAGGAGCGTTGATCTTAACAGTTACAAACTGCTCGTTTCTTACAGCGTCATCAGTGATTGTGTGGTCAAATACAGTTAGTTCTAGGTAGTTGGTGCCACCGACATCAACCTGTCTAGCAGATTGGATGCTAAAGGCAGTCTTAGAAGCAACTCTATCAGATGTAATCTTCTTGACCTGAGTGTTCAGGTATGGATCATAATCGAAGTTAGGATCGAGAGAAGAAGCAGGAAGACCTAGTTGCTGAGCAAGTGTACCACCAGCGGTTAGTTGAATTTGTGTCTCGAATAGAGCAACATCAGCAAGACCAGAGGCAGTAGGCTTCAGTAGGATTCTCTGTGGTAGGAGTTTTCTTGTCTCGTCAGTTCTTGCCTTAAGGACGAAACCATTGAGAGGATCACGTACACCTTCAGCATACTTAGGAATGACATAACGTAGACGATAGATTCTATCCTGAGCAGTTCTTTCATCAGAAAGACGCTTGAATGAAGTGTTCTTAGAACGAGCATCCTTGAGATCTTGACCGATCTCATTCATTCTTGCCTGAATATTTACAGCAGGATCATAATCATCGGTAGTTTGGATGTACCACTGACCTGTAGTTGTCTCTCGGAATGCTTCTGGTAGAGCAGAATCATCTCTAGTTGGGTCAAATTTTACAGGCGAAACACGCTTGTTAGCGAAGACATAGAAGTCTTGACCGAAGTTAGGAGCAAACGTGATTCTAGGTGAACCAGCAACTGCTTCTGCCTTGGTGTTAAATACAGCGAATGTCTTAGGTGTGACGAATCGTACATAATAGAACTGATTAGTATCTACTTCAGCAGTAACACCACCAGTTGTAATCTGGGGTAGGGTAGAACCTGTACCAAATGTTCTGAAGAAGACTTCATGTACAACATCTTCAGTTCCAGGAACATCGAAGATGTGAGGAACGTCTGTCTCTAGGACATCAGTTAGACCAGTTGGGAAGTTACAAACATACTTGTGAAGACTATAAGACTCGTCAAGTACAAACTGGTTAATACCGATTTCTACATCGTAATCAACAGATTCAGTCTCTGGAGAGTACATGTAGATGCCAGCAGCAGCATTCTCCTTCGTCGTTGCCAACATCAACTTAGTTGTGTTGGTCTTCTCAAAGACATTAGGATAAGTTACACCATCAGAATAATCTTCTGGTTCAGTAGTTCTGCCAGGAGCAATTACATAGTAAATGGTGTTGGTATCGAATCCTTTTGGAAGTCTGATAACACGCTTGTCTACTGTTGTAGGATCAACACCAGATCTGATCTTAGGAACAAGTCTTACAGGAGTTCCAGTCTCGAACAGGTGAGGATCGGAAGTAGAACCACCAGTGTTGATAGTGAATAGAGTAGCACGGGAAGCAAGGTTAGCAGTGTCTACAACTGGTTCAACTCTCGTAGCAACATTGAACGAGGGTTCTGCTCTAACAATACCAACTAGGCTACCAGGAGCAGCATCAGTACCGATTGCTTGAGTAATGAGAGCACCAAAAACAGTGATCGAGTTAGCAACGTCAGCACAGTCATTAACGAAGTCATAGACTCCAGGTTGACTGGAAGTATCACCAAGAACATTGTTGTCAATGACCTGGGTCAAACCATGAGAACCTTGGATAACAATCGGTTCGTTCTTCATGGCACTGATTGCCAATTGAACCATTTGATTGTAAACCTGTACCGACTCATCTCTCTCGTCGTTGATCAGTCCAGGTTGCTGGACATAGAGTAGAGCACCATCATAAACTTTGTCGTTACCGCCGTACTTAATGTTGTAAGCGATTGCTTCTAGGAACAACTCAACGT